GCTGCAACGCTTGAAGTGGGTAAGGTTGTCGCATTGGATGCGCCGTTATTAATGGCTGGTAGTGGTTCAAATATCGTAATTCAGATTGAGAATGCTAAAGGCTTAGGTATTGATCTGGATAAGCTCAATGCTGGCCAAGGTGTGTTGTTTGAAATTGGACTTTCTTTTGAAGTTGTTTCGATTGAGACGATCAAAGGGCAGATGGTTTATACATTAAAAGCATTGGTGAATTAAATGACTACAACAGTTGCACTCACAAGCACACCTGTTCGGGTGTCGAATGGAACAAAAGCGGTTCATGTAACATTAAATAAAGGTTCAAAACCGTGTTATGCGACAGGCGGAACATCTGCACCAAACAAAGCAGCATTTCACGTTCTTCAAGAGTCAGTAATGAATATTGGTGAGGGGTTTAGTATTTGGATGTGGAATGGAAATGCGTATGAAATTGAAATTGCATATTCAGAGGCGACCTAATGATCAAAACACCACTTAGCACCATGATAGGTGGTGCAGGAATTTGGACACCATCCGCAACTACTATAGGTATTCTTGGAGCATCAAAAACATTAAACCAAATCATCAAATCCATGTTCGCAAACAATGAGCAGGGTTTTGCTTACGATCCGAATGATCTTTCTACGATGTATCAGGATTTGCGTGGCACTCCAATTACTAGCGCGGTTCAGCCTTTAGGTTTGTTATTAGATGTACGTAATGGGGCTACGCTCGGAAATGAATTAATTACTAATGGTAACTTCGCAGGCGGTATAACAGGTTGGAGCTCTATTAACGGAACAGATGAAGTTGTAAGTGGTGGATATCTTAATTTTATAAACGCAGCGACATCGAATCCTAATGCGGGGCAGGCAATCAATTTATCCCCTCGCAAATTCTATAAAGTATCATTTCGCATTGCTAATTTTATCGCAGGCGGCATATACGTTGTATTTTACTCGCTAAGTTCGGCAAATAACACAATGATTACTCAGTCGGGTAACGGGGTTTTCACAGCAGTACTTGATGCACCTTTTGATACTAATGGGTACTTTGGTATCCGCACAACAGCAGCATTAGCTACTTTAAGCTTAACGGATATATCTGTAAAAGAGATTGCAGGTAATCATGCTTTCCAAACGACATCATCAATGCGCCCACTCCTACAAAACACACCACGTAGAGTTGCTTATGATGCAGTAGATGACAAACTCACAACGAATCTACCCGCTCAATTGACAGGCTGTACAGTCATTCGATCTATACCGAATGTTGGTACACAAATTCTTATCAATCAAACAATTCCGACACCGTATAACGATTCAACAAATCATTGTGGATTGATTGTTATCAATCGAGCTTTGACTGCGAGCGAAACGACACAAATTACAAAGCTATTTAACAAAGCAGCTGGAGTATGAAATGTTTAATCTATCAGTTGTGAATATAGTGCCTGACTTACACCGTGTAGCAATCAACGCGATTGCAGAACTATATGGCTGCGGTGCAAATAATTTAGGCGTAAAGCTTCAAAACAGCGATGGTGCAATTTATTGGGGCTGTCATGCACCCTGGAAACCAGAGGACTATGCGGCATTCTCAGATGCAGAATTGAGAGCGCAAGTTGTCCCGACAGAGTTAGCATCATCGCTTGAGTTTTTGTACGAACGCCTAGTATTGAATGGTGATGCTCAAGAGAACTGGCAAGCCGCATTGAGTGAGCTTGGTTTGAGTCTTATTAAAACCGAAGAAATTTAAAATGATTAATCTTTTAAACCGTCCTTTATGGGCGGTTTTTTATGGAGCATGAAAATGCCAGATCCAAATGAAGAACGGCTGAAGTATTTATTCAATGCCCCGGCAATTGAGGTGCCAAAGGCTGAAGAGGGGCAGAAGCGGAAATTTAAAGGTACTGCTTATGCTGGTGGTCGTGTAGATGGTCACTGGTATTGGGGTCGCTCTGGTGTGGTGTTTGATCTTGATGGAATTGAGATTGATAAGCCAACCGCCTTACTTGAAGAGCACTTTGGCGCAAGTCGAATAGGCGTTGTTCAAGCCGTAGATACGAACGGAAAAATTGATGTATCGGGTGATTTCCTCACAAATGCTAAGGCACAGGAAATTGTTCAGGACTCTGATGATGGCTTCCCATTTCAAATGTCGATGATGATTGATCCAGGATCTATTGAAGAAGTTTCACAAGGCAAGTCCGTCACTGTGAATGGTCAGTCGTTTGAAGGTCCAATCACGATCTTCAGAAACAATCGTATTCGTGAATTCACAATTTGCTCAACTGGCGCTGATCGAAATACATCAATCAAAGCCTTTTCAGGTAAATCAAATCCTAACCCATCAAAAGAGGACACAGACGTGACCGAATTAGAAAAAGTACAAGCGGAAATTGCTGCGTTAAAGCTGAAAAATACCGAGCTTGAAACGCAAAATAAACAATTTGCTGCTGCAAAACGTGAAGCTGAAATCACTGCACTAGGTAAAGACTTAGGCAAAGAATTTAGTGCTGAAGATATTGCTGAAATGAAGACTCTTGATGAGTCGACATTTGCATTCTCGGCTAAGCAATTACGTCAATTTTCGGTGACCAAACCACCAGAGCAAAAAACACCGGGAACAAATCCAGCCTTGGCACACTTATTCAGTCATCAAGCAACAGGTGATCAAGGTGGTCAGCAAGGTAGTGGAGATAAACATAAATTCACAGCTGGTGCACAAGCATTCGCGGATCAACAAAAGGGGAAATAAACCATGACCGTTCACTATGTACCACCCATTACAGTCACATCAGTACGACTGATTCTGGATAATGAAAAGTTACGCCGTGCCAATGCAAAAGTAACCACAGCTACAGCATTTAAGTATGGGGATCTATTAACGCTCTCAAATACGAACGTGTTGTCTCATGCAACAGATGAATCCACATGGGATGTGATCTGCGGTCAGGATGTCACAGCAGCAGAAGCAACAATCAAAGCTGCAAACGGAATTGAAATCCCTATGTATTTCGGTGGTGTCTTCAACATTGAAGCTGTGTCTTTAAATGGGACTTTACTCACTACTGCTAAATATGATGCAGCACGTGCTAAAGCAACTAAAAACAAAATTGAACTTTCGAAGGTGTAAACAACATGCCACAGTCTTTTAATCTTGAAGGCATCCCACTTGAATTACTTGATGTGGGTGAGCTTGCGTTAATTCATAATAACTATCGCCCAATGGACACATGGTTATTAGATCAGTTTTTCCCAAATCGTCCTGTTTTTGATCGTGATGATGTACCACTAGCTGAAGTCACTGCTGAGCATGATTTAGCGCCGCTGGTATCACCGCATCAACCGGGTAAACCATTTGACACTACACAGTCTGGTGAAGTGCGTACTGTTAAACCCGCTTACTACAAACCAAAAAATCAGGTCACACCTGCAGAAACCTTTGAAATTGCTTTGCTGGAGCGTTTACGTAGTGCTGGCATTATCTCAACAGGTAATCAGAAATTATCAGATCAAGAAAAAATGCTGATTTCCCAAGTTGCTGTCATGAAGCGTAACCATGATGCGATTGATAATTCCGTATTGATGATGGCAATCGACTTACTGAAAAATGGTAAATACACACTTCACTCAGATGACTATGAATACAATTTGGTGAATTATCGCCGTGATGCATCATTGATCTTTACGCCAGCTAATCCATGGAATGAAGTGGGTGCAAAACCCGTTGAAGATATTAAGCTTATGCTTGAGCGTCAACTTGCAGCAGATGGTGGTGAAGCGAAAAAAGCCATTATGTCTGGTTCAGTTTGGGCAGCATTATGGAATAACACGGCATTTAAAGATGAATTCATCAAACCTTATGCAGGTATTTCTGTACCAGTAGCGCCAAGTTTTGGTGTAAGTGAAAAAGCCACTTTTAAAGGGTCTTTTGACGGGATTGAGTTTTGGGTATACGACGCGACTTATCGTGCAAAAGGTCAGGTTAATCGCTTTATTCCTAAAGATTTCTTCTCATTGATTTCTGATACCAATGGTTCTGTGGCGCATTGCAAAATCAAAAATATGTTAGCCAATGGTGTTGCTCAGCAGTACTTTGACCGCCAATGGTACTGTGAAGATCCAAGCGGCATCATGTTGATGACTGAATCTGCACCACTGGTCATTCCATCAAATAAAAATGGTGTGGTGTGTGGCACTGGCTTTATCACTCTATAAGGAGGCTTAAATGCCAAAGTACATTGCTAAACAATCCATCGGGCAGTTTATGCCGGGTGAAGAAATTAAAGGGCTTGATGCGAAACGTATTCAAGCCCTTTTAGTATCTGGGGCTATTGAAGAGTATCAAGAGCCTGAAGAGCAAAAAGAAGATGGTACAGCT